TTAATTTAGCTTTTACATTTGCATCGTTATAAACAAGTGTTTCACTATTTAAGTCTGTTAATGCTTGTAGTTTATTTTCGCCTAATAAGTCTTTTAAAGTAACTGTGTTACCATAAAATACAATCTTATATGTATTAGGTTTATTATCTTTTAAACCAACACCTTCTAATTTAACTTTACCTTTTCTGAATGGTAAATTGTTTAATTCTATTTCTGCATCTACTTTCTTTCTTGCATCAAAAGTATTTTCAATATGAAAATTATAATAGTGTTTAAATATTTTATTATTTGTTTTTGTAGCAGGTAATGTAAAAGGTTTTGAAAAGTCTGTAAATACTTTAGAAATATCCTTTACATTCTGAATAGATTGTGTTATAGATATAGTTTCATCATCAAATAATTCTACTCTTTGACCTTGAATATATAATTGTAGTTTCTGCATTTACCTTACATTTTGTATGCCATCAAAAGCATATTCTACATCAATCTTATAGTCTACTAATTTATCATTAACACTTGTTTTAAATGTTAAGTTTCTTGTACTTAAATTTACAGGCTTTACAACACTATCAATTTCTATCCAAACTTTTTCAGATTGTAATAATTCCCTCATTGGCTCGTTGTAACTTTCATCAACATAGCCTGTATTTAATGTTAGTTTAAAACTTGATTGTACATTAAAGTTTCTTATTTGATGTTCTGTGTTATTATAAGCACCAAATTCATTAGTTATGTTAGATTGATATTTTTCAGTTGTACTATTCATTGACTCAATAGACTTCTTAAAAAACCATATATCTTGAATAGCACCGTATTTATTTATAAAACTAACTTTTACAGGTGTGTACCTGCATTCTGATATTGTCTTTACTTTTATTTCTTGAGTTTCTCCACCTGAAATAACTTTTATTGTATCTACTTTATCTAAATCAACTGAATCATCAAACCTTAATAAACATACATTATCTTCAATAATACCACCATCTTCTAAAACTCTATCTTTAAAACTATCTCTACTACTACCTATATACTGAATAGCTGATACTGTACTTGTAGATATTGACTCGTTTTTTACAACACTATTATTTGACAAGTAAATTACTTGTGTTGCTTCATTTCTATCAATAGGTATTCTAACATCTGAATCTTGTAATCTATAAACTACATTGTTACTTTGCAATAAACCTTTAGATGAAAACGCATTGTATTCTTCTTCGAAATATCCATAACCATCAGATATAAAACCAAAACCACCTGTTTCAGTTAAAAGAGTATTATTATCATCGTACCAAGATAAAGTAAAACTAAAAACCTTTGAATGTGTTGTAACATCATCGTAACTTACATCTAAATAATCTCTTAATAATTCTGATATCTCAAATAAAACTCTATTACTTGATACATTCTTATATTTCTTAATTTCATAAATAACAACATTATTTACTTTTAAAGTAAGTTTAGCATAAACACCACTTGCATTTAAATTACTTATGTAGAATGGACTTCTTACTAAATTTATACCCATTTTTTATTTCTTTAAATTGTCTTTTATCGTATCGTTTAATAGCTTCTCTACATCTAATTTATATGCTTCTATTAAATCTTCATTAATGTTCTTAAATGCTTTCTCAAATGGTTTAGTAAAAAATAAACTTGGCTTAATACCATTCTTGTAAATACTTCTTGCTATCATAAACTGTAAAGACTTTCTACTTATAAATTTTCCATCTTTACCTCTAACACCTCTTAAATTTCTTTTAACAATCCATTTATCTAACTTACTTGGAGGTGGCATCTTGTTTGTATATTTATACTTTGTGTTGTACTTCTTTTCTGTACCACTAACACCTTTATCTTGAAAGATACCATAATCCTCCATTAAGAACTCTAACTGAAAACTATTCTTGCTTACCTTTAAATCATAGTCTATACTTTGCCATAATTGTTTAGAAGCATTTTTCTTTTGTCTTGTAAGGTTTGCTCTTGATTGAGTAACAACATACTTTGCAAATCTATTCAGTTCTTTCTGTACATTCTCTAACATATACCTATTTCATTTGGAACTAATACATCAAAGGTTAATGCCCAACCTGCCATTTCATTTTCAAACCTATCATAAAATGGCTCAAAGTTTGGTGTACCATCTAATTGATATAACTGCCTATGTAAGTCTCCACCTCTTAAAACTTGTACTAACTTATTTAATACTACTAATTGTGTGTTTAATATATCCTGTTCGTTGTTATTACCTCTAAATATATCTACTGTTTCTTCTTTAGATACATCAACAATATCCATTGACAAAATAGATAAACTAAAACGTAAAACACTATCTTCATTTGATACGTTGTTTACTATAATATGTGATAAAGGAAACATTGTTTGTTTGCTTAAATCTATTCTTGTAATATCTCCTGTTGTTACAGTATTAACATCTACATCAGATAGTAATGCTTCTTTTATTGTTTCTAATACGTTATAAAATCCTTTCATTAGAATTTACTTTTTATTTGTTGTGCCTCTAACTCTGCTTTCTCTTTCATAAAAGATAACATTGTAAAGCATTGATGTACATTTAATTTAACGATATCTTTAAATCTCGTAATATCTCCGTTAGCGAGTCCATAAATTGATTGATACCACCCCCATTTTCTTGAGAAGTTAGCTGATGCTGAATAGCTTCCATCTCCTCCTGATTGTTGGAATAAAGTATCGTATGCCTCGATAACTCGATGCCTAAATTGTAAAAAAAAACCAAAGAACCTATTACGGCACTCAAAGGCATTTCTTTCATCTTATTTGCATTATCTATATTATAATCTATAATATTATATCTTCTTCCTTGTGAGTCTTTAACAGGCCTATAAAGCACGTTCATTGCTATGTGCATATTCTCCCAAACAGAAATGTTATTATCTAAATCAATATACTCCCCTAAAGTTAGTTCATCTAAATCAGGTACAAAACCATAACTAACATCATTCATTCTGAATCTTTCAATGTGTGTAGGATTGCTGCTTAATAACTCATCAAGTATATCTGTTATAGCTTTAACACTTGACATCTTTATTTTGTAACTTTCCGATAAAGGTATTCCACAAAATATCTCAATCATTTTAGCATCTAAAAAATAACTGTCATCATTGTTCTCTGCTATCTTTAAATACTTTTGATACTGACCTAATGTTATCTCGTCTAAAGATGTTGGTACATTTATTTCTAACTTCATATATATATTACAATTAAATGTTATTGTTTTATGAAATAACTAACACAATTTTCATAAGCCTTAACTAATAATAAATATTGTTGAGGTGTTTTAGGTTTTGCTATTGTTATTTCTTTATCTGTTCTGTGGTGTATATAGCATTGTAATACTGCTATCATATCTTCGTTACTCATTATCTTACACTATAATTACCTTTGTTTGGATTGTCTAAATGATAAATAACATTATAACGTATTCCATCAATAGAATGGTTAAAGTCATCAATGTATAACTTACTACCTTTATCTAAATAAACATAGTTGTTTAATTCTTTTGCTATATTACTTGAGTTAGGCTCTACTATTATTTCAAAGTCTTGCATTGTTGTTACTCCACTTTCAATAGTTCCTTTCTTTACTGCTTGTATATTTACTCCTTTAAACTTTAAGTCTGTTATTAATCTTGGCTCTGCACTATCTGCTATGATTAACTTCTTACCTACTTTAGATAATATAATAGTTGCTAATTCTGTTGTGCCTAAACCATTTCTATAAAGATGTTCTTTAACATATATCTTTCTTTTACGTTTATCAATAGCAACTTCTGTTAATGTATCAGGGTCTACACTAAAACCAAAATCCATTCCACAAGTAGTTTGCAAACCATCAGGATTAAATTCTCCAAAACTCCAATTCGTAAATACAACACCTTCTGCTTTATCTAACCAACCTCCAAGTATTTTATGCTTATACTTATTAGGNTTTGTAATTCTTATATTCTCNATGTTCTTTAAGAATGATTCAGGCAAGTTTAANGCATTATCTAAATAAGTTGTATGAATATAACAAGTATCTCCCACTTGTCCATTAAAGCCTTCCTTAACACCTTTAGATTCAAAGAAACGTTTATATATCCAATGTTCTTTAGTAGTTGGGTTTAATATTAAGATAATTCTATTTTGTTGTACATTAGAACGAATTGATAAATCAATAGTATCAAATTCATTCTCNTCTACCATTTCTTCAGCTTCATCTAATACCCAAGTTGATATACCTTGTAGAGATTTTAAATTCGCAGTCTGATTACCTGCACTTGTTTTAATACCTCTAAATATTATTCTACTATCTGTTATT